ATCGTAGTAATGACCTCATCAAACAGGCTTTCAGTTTTTGTCATAATCAAATACTTCATCAGACTTAATCTTGGTGTTGATCATTCTGCGATAAAGATCAAACCCGTCTTTCCTCCCACGCCAATAGTGGGTTTGCTTTGCGTTTTCGTGTATTGCGTAAGCCCAGATGATCAAGACCATCGATGCGACCCACAATAGACCAGCTTCTTTTAGTGTCATGTTGCTCCCTTACATATCCACAACGGTTGTGAATACATAAAGTATGACTTAAAGCAATGACCTTTGGTTAATTACTTTCGGCGTGTTTTATAACGATTAGATAACGCCAATATCCTCAAATTCATCGATATGGTCATCAATCGTGCGGTGCTTATAGTCTGTTTCAAGCCCCATACGACTTTCCAAGAGCTGTGAAACTGCCATCTTTATTGATTGGAATTAGAGTTGGCGTCATGTTTTTTCCGTTCCATTCAAGGATTGCGATACCCATCTGCCAATTAGCCACAGTTCGCGTATAAGAGGCTTTTGCTTTATTCATGAGGTTTCCTACCTCAATGCCATATAAAGGTCTGTAATGACCTCCTATGCCCTCTGAATAGGCACTCATGCCCAACCTGTGGGTGTGCCCAATAACGCAACTTTTGCCCGTTTTGCGACTAAGGTTCAATGCAGTCATTCCAGCATTTGGATTGGCATTGCCTTCATCGCCATGAGCCAACACCCAACCCTTTTCAAATTCGTAGAATGTCTTATGAAATGTAATTCCTAAATTCTCAAAATCCATGAACTTTGCATATTGTAATTCTGGAAGGCTGATCAAGCCTGGCACTTTTAAGAGAGTGTTATATAAGCGATCAGTATGATTACTGCGGACAATATGAGCCTCTTTAGCATTTTCAGTTAATGACCAAAGGATCTCTTGAGTAGCTGTGCGATCTTGGTCAAGAGTTTGTTGATAAGCCAAAGGTGTTTTCTCAGCCCATCGAGAAATGGTTTGGAAGTCAATTTCATCGCCAACACATAGAACGCTGTCAAACTTCTCACGCCTTGCAAGTTTGATGACATTCTTGACTGCTTGCTCATGATGGTAGGGTATTTGAAGATCGCTGATAACTAAATATCGCTTAATCGTCATCCTCATCGTCAGTTGGATCTATGGAAGGAATAATCCCACCATCGCCTACGACCCAATCAGGGAAAGTCTTATGCTCTGTCATTAACCAGAATGCGTGCTCTGGAGTAAATCCTGCTTTACGAGCTGCTTTATAGCATTCGTGCAACGCAATGTAATGCGCATCAATCTTTGATGGATCAGGAGTGTGGCGAACTACGCGACGATTGATCTTTTTGCGTTTGATAGGTTTTCGTGTGTTCGCCATAAATAAATTATCGCTTACTGATTAAGATAAACAGATCATCAACACGCGCTTCTAATCTGTTTAATTGATCCTTCATGCTTGAACCACCATTAGGTTTGAGTTCTTGCAAGTAGGATTTAATAACCCATCGCAGACCCACTAATAAACTTGTTGAGATGGCGCATACGCCAACGGCTATACCAACCCATTCGTTTGCGGTCATTTCGCATTTACGCCGTAATCAGCTTCTTTGCCTGAACTTGGATCAATTGCTTTAGCAACAGGCGCAACTATTGAACCAAGCAGAATTGCATACTCTGGTCGAATGTCGGCTGCGATTGCTAACAGGACAGTAATACCGGAAGCTGCAACAGCTCTTAGATATGACTTAATTGCTGCCTTGTGTTTGTTGGTCAGTTTCATTACTTGCCTCCTAGTAGTGGGATGTTAAAGAACTCGCCTTTTTGATTTGGTTTGAATGAGATATGAATATGTCGCGTGTGCTTATTAATCCCACGATATTTGACAAAACGCCAAAATGACTTAGCACTAGCAATCTTGCCACAATGGATTATGTAACTAATCCGCTTATCGGTTTTTGCAGCAACCCTGATTTGCTCGGCTAAGTAAATGCTCATTTCAGGCTGATCACATAATTTGGCATCGACATCGATAGCACAAACTTCACCAGACGGCAAGGGATTGTGATCGCTCTTAGTGTTTTGGTGCTTTTCGTTTCCAATCCAACCATCAGACTTGCGTGATCTATCGGCAAAACTGTCGTCAATCTGCTCACGCATTTGAACAGCAGCTTTAGATAACCAAGCCTTCATTAGCCAAGTATCGTTTTAAGTTCATCAGCAGTTAAACCAATGCGATCAAGAATTGCTGCTCTAGCAGTTTCTTTTGCTTCGCGTTCGCCTTTACGGGTTGCTGCATTGGCAGCATCTATTTCCATTTGAGCAATTTCCTGAGCAGTTGCATCTCTGACAATTTCTTCGCCAGTTTCAACATTAACTATTTTAATTTGTGGTTTTTTTGTCATTTTATGATACTCCGTAAAGTAGGGCTGTGCCTGATGTAAAATTGCCCGCCGATGGGGCTAAACGAATACTTGTGATAGCATCAATTTGATTATAAAAAAAGTTAAAACCACCATAATTGAAATTGGTGCTTGTAGTAGGATTATTGTTAAAAGCGTGACCCGCAGCAGTTTTCCAAGTCACAGCATTTGTATAATCATAAATATCTATAATGACTAAATCAGTTGCAACGCTGTTATCATTTTGCTCAGAAAACGTCATTGAAGTTGAAAGAAACTCCGCATTTGTGCTTTGATTTACTGAAAGTGTTCTATATCTTGTACCAGAATCTCCGTTAAATCTTGCCGTAAGTTCAGGACCATCATCAGCAGGTTTATAGTTTCTAACCACCAATTGTAAATTTTTATAAGTTTGTGGAATAGATGAAAGTGTTACAGATGCACCTGTTAATGTTGTTGTGCTAATTAAAGTCATACCACCGCTTGAAGGTGCAGCAACCCATTCAGGTGCAGTTGCTCCAGAATTTACAGCAAGAATTTGTCCAGCTGTTCCAAGTGCTAATCTAGTTTTAACATTTGCAGTTGATGAGCGATAAGCAAGATCGCCAAGAGTTGTTTCTGGGTTTAAGTTTTTAGTTGTTGTATCAACAGATGAACCAAGCGTGCGAATAGCAGCTGCGCCATCCTTGACCAGCGCGGTGTCGTCTGGTGTAGTCCAGCCATAATTGGTAGTGGTTGCCATATTGTCCTTTATCTCAGGCTACGATTGTAGCGTATTCCCATGTTAAAGTTGGGCTTAAAGTGTTCCATGCCTCTGTGATTGGTGTTGTATTCCAACGCATCGCCACCTGACTAAATGCCACAGGCGACAAGTTAACTGTCAGGAATAATTCGTTAAACCTAGTGCTCCATGACCAACCCTCGACATAACCCTCAAACTCCCCGTCTGATATTTGTGTCGGTAGGTTTTGTAGGTTGAGCGGTTGCCCAATAAACACGCCTAACAAATTATCGCGGTCTGCGTTATCTATCTCTGGGCTTGTTAGCGGAAATGTAATGCTCTGAAATGCCGGCAAGGGAAAAGCGCGTTGAGCAATGTATCTGTCTGCAACCTCTTGAGCATCTACAGCTGAATGAATTCTAGAGTTAATAGTTTCTGCTTTATAGCCATAAAGTGCAATTGATGCAGCTGATGTTGCTGTTTCCTGTGAGTTGTAATTGCTGCCATAATTTATATAAATATCATTTCGCACATCACCTGAACGCATGATTGTAGATAGCCCTTGACCTAACGCATGATTAGCATCTAAATCAACATACCCATTGGCTAGTAAATAAGTCTGCCTATGGTCTGCATCTGCATAACCAATGTTGCCTTGATTGTCCTCGTAAATATAACCAAATGCTGAGTTAGCAATATCTGAAACGACATTGTAAATCGTATCTGTTGTGTTAGGTTGATGTTGCATTGTGTAAAGACCCGGCTGATCTATTTCGCCAAGTCCTAGATTTACAGCTTGCGCCCATGTTTCTGTTGGATCATAACCTGCCCATGTTTCAGCTGCCGGCACATCGTTCCAACTGCCAAGCAATACGCTAGACAATATGTCAAAAATTTGATTACCATCTTCATCTTGCGGAATGTTATCGTTCCAAATCTCTTTTGCTAATTTAACAAGTGATCCCATTGCAAGAACTGTGTATTCAATAACAGTTGCAATTGAACCAGTTGAGCCAACACTTACAGTTATATCTGTTATATCACCGCCAAATATATTTACATAAGTAGCTGATGTATTTTTAACCTGCAAACTTAAACTGTCGTTAATGTCAAATGGAAAAGTTTGACCAGACAACGCCACAAATGTAATCTGCAAATATGATGGGTTTGGTTGCTGGTAAATATCTGTGCGACCAGCCTCATGTTGAATGTCGCTTATTGCAATATTGGTGTAATCAACACCTGCAACTGTAAGTTTCCAATCGGGCGACCAAGCCGTCATTATCCTGCTGCTGCCCTAATTGCTTGATAACTTAATGCTGGAGTAGATCGGGCTGCGCTTTGATTAACTACCTTAGCCACAGCTCTTGCAGCACCTTCGCCATCTATTGCATTTACTGTGATATTAACTGGATTGCCTGAGCCATAAGTAAAGTTAGATCCGCCTTTAGGAACTGATGGCAATGATGATCTACCTGCTGATGGTGCTGGGTTAGGTAATGCACCGATATTAACTCCGGGAATTATATTTACTGCTCGGATTAGTTCATTGGCAAGTGATACAACCAAGCCAATTGCTTCTCTTAAAAATGTAATAAATCCTGAAATGATGCCTGAAATACTTGCAATGGTTCTGCCAAAACTTGCAGCACCTTGTTGAGTTTGTGTCAATGCTGCATTTAATCCTGCATCGCCTGTAAGTCCTGCAATAAATCCATTTAGTGTTGGAATGCCTTTGTCGTTTAAGAAAGTGATAAATTGCTCGACAAATGGCAACAATGCAGATCCTAGACTTTCCTTAGCCTCATCAAATGCAACAGTTAATCGATCAATCTTGCCTTGAAAAGTTTCTGCGTTTGTAGCAGCTGCGCCACCATAGAGTTCTGCAAGTTTGGCTTGCACCTCAGTAAATGACAATGTTGATAATTCTGCTTTAGATAAGCCAAGTCCTAATCTGCCTAAAGATGTAACATTGCCATCTTGCGCACGACCTAACGCGTTGGCTACCTGCTCTAAATCTTTACCAGATGCTTTGCTTATGTCTAACGCTAATGTTAATAATTTTTGTGCTTCCTCAGTATCTTTAGTAGATACAGCCAATCTTTGTAATGCCGGTCTAAGCTGATCATCGGCAACACCTGTGGCAAGTGATGTTTTGAGGATCATGTCCTCAGTTGCCTTTATTTGGGCATCAGTAGCACCTGTGGCAGCCCGTAATGCATTGGCTAACCTAAGTTGTGCAGCCTCATCCTCTATTGCAGCTTTGACCCCATCAACGGCTAATTTAGTGCCATAAGCAACGGCAGCAGCAGCAGCAACTGCAAAAGCAGCAGCCGCCTTTTTTCCGAATGCTGAAATCTTTTGACTGTTACTTTCAACCGCATTGTCAGCTTGATCTAATTTCTTTTTTAAGTCATCAATATCCGCAAGGATTTTAAGCGATAAGGTTCTACTATCTCTTGCCATTATGACCACTTATCCAAAATACGATTGTATGCAGCTTCCCATCGGTTAATCAATTCAGGCTGAATTCTGCGAAGCGTTGGGTAGATAAACCATCCACGCGAACCTCTGCCTTCCCGTCCTGAATATGCAGGAAACTGTTTGAACTTATTAGATCCAAACTCAACACCACCCCATAAGGTTTGCGTGTTAGCCCCACCTGAAAATTTCTGTCGTGCGAAACCATATTTGAACTCACCGATTTTGCTTGTCTTTGAGATGCTAACTCCGTCTGCAACTCTCTGCGCAACCTTGCCTGATTTTGTTCTGCCTCTAGCTGCCGTTTTAATTTCCTCAGCTGCATAAGTTGCCAAAAGATTAGACTGAATTCTAGCCTCTTCAGTCGCTTGCGCATCCATAACTTTGAAAGCTTTGAGAATATCGCGTATGTCATTGCGATTGTAAGCAATTGTTTCACTTGCCATACCTCGCCTCCAATACTTCGATCGCTGTTAATATGTCGTCTGCATCAACCCATTCACTCATTGGTATCTGTGTGGCAATTGCCAACTCAACCAATAATCTGCTTAGGCTTCCTGCTGCGTGGCTTTTGGGTCTGCATCACCGACTATTACATCGCTGACTGTTTCCATCCATGCATCAAATGGTTTGACTGGCTTTCCAGCAGCTTCACGCTTGTGTGCGTTGTATGCTAAAAACATCAGATCCCACATGCCAAGTTTTTCTTTTGCTTGGCTTATGGTGTTGCCAGTTGTCTTTTCCCATTTAGCCCACTCAGGCGGTTGGGCAATATATGTTGCTTGCTCGCCTGAGTTATATTCAATTGTA